GCTTGACGTCGCCGCTGGGTGTCTTGACCCGGAATACCATGCGCAGGCCTGTCTTGACGTCCGCAACGATCTTGGCGTCTTCTTTGCCTGCGAGGTACCCATCAATCTCGTTGGAGATGATCGAGGCGATCTTCTGCACGATGCTCAGAGCGCATGCATAAGTTCCTTCCCCTTTCTTGCTGCATCGAGTGTGGACCTCCATGCCTGTCTGGTCCACCTCCAGTCCGACAACCGGCTCCTCCTTCCCGTCCAACTTGACCTTCTTCGAAAAGTCCCGCATGATCTCGTCAGCGACCTGCTCACGCGGCTGGCCTTTGATCGAGAGGCGGTGGAGGGCTCCCATAGCCCCCATGGTCTCGGGAGGAGTGGTGCGGTTGCCGTCATCGTGGGCTTCTCCGACTTCGTCTCCCTTGTCAAATAAGAGAAACTCGAAAATGTGCCCAGCAACTTGGGAAAGTATAAATAACTGCATGCCGTTATCTACGACGTTGCGCGCGTACTTGTGGTTCTTCGCAATGACCTCCCTTTTCGTCGTCCCCTTCCGGGTGACGATCTTGTGCACAGGGACGAGCATCAGCTCATCCAAGCACTTGGTGAGCTCTTCTTGCGAGAACTTCTCGCGCGCATGCGCCAGGAGGTCGACCCCTCCGTACAGCTTCATGTAGGCCGTTTTGATGCGGGACTTCGTATAGACCTTGGTGTTGACCGCTGCCATGAAGCGGTTGAACCGGAGCCAAGCCGGGGACTTGGTGTTCAACGTGTTCTCTGGCTTTGTGCGGCCTTCCACGGCCGAGATGCTGGTCAACGCATGATTCTTAAACCACACGGTGAACAGCCCGAAGAGAGGCCCGATCATGATGGCGTCCGGTCCCGGAACCAGTGCGGTGACCAAGGCCTTGGGGCCTTCCGTTGCGCTGATTGTGGGGACGGGCTCGGCCTGCTGGGCAAGGAGCTGTAGGTGTGGCGTCGATACCACAGCGGCCTCATCATCGGGATGCATCTTCAGCATCTTCATCATGTGAGGCATGGCGCCGCCGATGACGATCATCTGCGGTAGCTGACCAGCATGCTCCTCGGCATACTGCCACGCTTGGCGCATCTTCTGCAAGAGCGTCTCCGGCGCCGTAGAAATGTCTGGCAGTGCTTCTGGATCGTCGACTGGCATCCAGGGAGTGGCAAGGGCGTATGACCTGGTCTGCTGATTGTACCGCCATGTGTAGACGGTCTCAAGCGTGCAGACGTGCTGCATGAACCTCAGTAGCACACCGTTCCGGTACGTGAAGTCGCTGTGGTCCACCAGGTGGGTCAGAGAAGAGTGCAAGTCCCTCGGTTTCGCCTTGTTAAGCTCACCGTACGTCATCAAAGAGCGGTAAAGAGAGGGGCCCAGAATGAAGCGCACCCACTTACCGCGGTGGAACCGCGGGAAGAGGGAGCACCGGCTGCAAGCCCCATGCACATAAACCACCTTTTGAAAGTCGCCCTCGTCAGGCACTTGCTCAACGCCCAGGGCGGGCGTGCAGTGCAAGCAGAAAGGTTGAGACGAGACTCCCCTGTAGACATCGCCGTCTATCGGTGCTATATAGTCATTGTAATACCACATGATGAAACGATATGTAGGATAGACGAGCACACCAGGGTGGTGCCAACAAAACAGTACTGCTGCCTTCATCGAAAAGGTCGTGGCGTGCAACACGATCGATGAAGTCTGTACAGCCCCGGCCTTTGCACCCAAGGCAGGGCAAACTATCGCTGCGAACTCCCGCGCATCTTCGACGAGTTCTGAAACCCAGTCGAAATGCCTCACTACACTCCATGCCGCGGTAAACTCGGCTACACCGAAGGGGAAGGTTGTCATGATTGCCCGACTTTATGGAGAGGCCGGATCCGTAACAACGGCGGGCTTTAACCGCTCTTTGGGCTCAGTAGCGTGCTTCTCGGGCAACAGTTGTCCCGGATGGGCGACTTTCTCGGTAGGGTACTGTTCTCACCGTCTTGCACCCTGAGGGCACGCCACGGCGGAATACACGTCCGTCCCGCGCATGAATCGCCACCAAACCGCCCACCGTACCAAAGCAATGAAGGCAGACGGAATGGTCGAGGGGGTCGATGCTGACTCCATCCACAGCAAAGGGATATCTCACCCCGTGCGGCTTCAGGCCTCCCTCTCTAGCACTAATTAAGCTGTATTGAGCGGGCCGTACGGATGCGTAGAGGCGGCCAGGGCAATGCACCGGGAACAGGGGGGTTGCCCCATCTATCCTGTACACCAACAATGGTCGCGTGCGCGCTTCACGTAGCAAATCCCGAGGCGCCCCCCACCCAGAGGGGGCCTCTGTGACAGGTACTGTCGCGCCGATTGGCGTTGCAGTTGGACCTATCATTCCCCGCGGTATTCGCGGATCCACCCCGTTTACTGCTCAGCAGAGGTCTTGGGCACCCCGGAGGGTGGAAAGACG